GTATCTTTATTTCTCCATCTAATAGCACCTATTTCTGTGGCATTTCCTGAACGTGCTCCAACAAAATCAAATACTGATGTGTCGACACCATTTGATGCTGGTGTTGATGCCGGTGTACTCTTGTATATTCTAATTTTCTCACTTTCATTTCTAGCAATTTCAAGATCTGATGTTGGGTCATCGGTCCCGATGCCGACCTTGCCTGCAAAATAGTTAGGAGCGGTGCCGTCCATATAGACGTTCCATCTATTTGTACTACTGGCAGAATCTATCCGCCCTCTAAATCCGTAGTTATTTGTTCCGGCTGTCCAATCACTCCTAACATCAAACCCTACTAAATTTGTAACAGTACTATCTGCACTAAAATTTCCAAAGGAAACATTCGCAGAATATCCATATACATTATTAATTGTATATGCTGTTCCACTATTACCACTAGTTCTAACCTGAGCAAAATTATAATAAGCCGCTGTTGTTACATCTGGTTGGACGACTCCATTGTTTAAAATCCCGTAGTATGTTGTAACACTCTCTCCACCTAAATCTCTTGATAGTCTCAAGGTGGTTGACTGACTCAGAGAATCTCCGATGGCTAACCTTGTTGATAATTTAAAAGATTCATTGCTATCGTTCCAAGTAAGGGACTCATTGGCTCCATCAATAGTAATCCCGGCTCCATCGGCAGCTGCGCTGTTTGCTGCCCCAGAAGCAAGTGTGAGATTTAAATCATCCACCGTCATTGTGGTGGAGTTGATTGTTGTGGTTGTGCCATCGACCTGAAGGCTGCCTTTAATAATAACAGTTCCAGTATTATCTCCTACACCCGCTGGGTCAATAACAAAACTTGCAGGCCCGCGAAGCTCTCCTATTAGCGCAACGTTGCCGCTTGAGTCAATAGAAATATGGTTGGCGGTCATGCCCACGCCCTTAAATTCTAATTTATCAGTGGCGGCGTCATATCTAATACCTCTTCTAACTGCATTGTTCTGATCACCAAATACAATTGTTGAATAAGCAGTGCTCGCGCATTTAAAAAATAAATCTGATTGAGCACCAGTTGAAGTTATTAATGATTGAACATTACCTGAACCACTTACCTCAATGCCAGTAGAAGTGGTTTCAAATTTCTTAGAGTTATCGTAGAAGAGCGTTACTGCGCCATTTTGAGTAAAAGTAGCAATCTCTTCATTATCAGCTGCGTTTCTTATCCTAACGTCGCTAGCTAAGATCCTTAATGCTCCAGTTCCTTGATCAGAAATATAACTTATAAGACTATCATGATAGATCTGCAAATCATCACTCTGCCCAAAAAGCGCTTTCTTCCCATCGTCAAGATGCAGATCCCCTCCGTTTATCCTTAGGGTTGTCGATGTATTTACCGACTCAGGGATAAATACAGCGTCTACATGATTACCTAAACTTGGCATAATATTATTCCTTAAGAGGTGATTTCAAGCGCGTTAACAATTACATCGAGGGAAGAGGCTGTGTCCGATGTCACCACAATCTTATCCCCGGCCGAGGCCGTGCCATTATACTCCAGGATTAATTTCTGCCCTGCCATGACTTCTAGAGTAGAGCCGGATGGGATCGGGATGTTTTTGGCCAAGTAGACGTCATCAGAAGGAGCCGCAGCGGTACCAGTTGCGGGCCGGTCGATCTGTACGTCTACATTTATAGGAGACGAGTGGATGTTTGATAACGCGATACCAATAATAATTGCTGTTTTAGTCGAAGCTCCCCCCAGCTCTACTTCGTAAGCCGTAGAGGTGGATGTCCCAACTGCCGATTTTGTATATGCTTTAAATGTATTTGCCATGGCGATGCGTTATCCTAATGCTATTGCCAAAGCAATTACGTCGTCGATAGTTGAGGCGTTAGAGGCAATTGTTTTCACTTCGTTTATTGCCGCTACTGCGTTTGTCTTGGTTGTTGTAGTCAGACTAGTAAGATTACCTACATCAACCACCTGGCCAACGTTTGTAATAACTTCTCTTGTTGCGGGGCCATTTCCTCCGCCTGGAAGCATCGTGGCTTCGCCACTACCCACTGTCAAGCCATGCTTGATGTGAAAATGTTTATTTGTCGCCATAGGTTCACTTTCCCCTGTGCCAAGTTGTAATTATCTATTTAAGACTTTAAACAATAATTGGCTTAAGAGAGAACTGAAGTGCGAAGAACTTTTACCTCTGAATCTCCAGAGACCTCATCGTATGGAGCAAATTTAACTTCTACATTAGCACCGATCACATCGGCAGAAAAGTCCCCCATTCTTCCGCCCGGGATGGAAGCTGTGCCGTAGTCGGTTACAGAGGCATCCGTTCCGTCATGGATAATGAGTAGTTCTGTGATCTGGAAGTTAATCGGAGTGAGACCGGAGAACGTAGTAATCTGAACAAAGAGCTTAGCAGATCTATACGTAGTTGGGAAGCTATCAACGAGCTGAAAAAGACCCGCGGCCGAAATAACACCTCGTGTGGTAACTTTAGTCTGAACTTTACTTTTTGTCGAGCCATCCCATAAAAACTCGTAAGCACCAAACTTAATCTCATCGGCTAGGGCAACCTCAGGAGCGCCAGAAAGGACCTGGGTTTTGAAAGAATAAACATTAAGCTTTCTTGCAAATGCCTCGTCATTAGTATCACCTACCCAAACATAATCTTCAGGAAGGGTGGGTAGACCACTAAAAAGATCTGGGTGGTTTACAAATATTTCACAAGTTGTTTCGTCGTCTTGGAAAAGAATACCGACTTTTTGGCTAGTTACTGTTAAAAAATCGGGCTTAGTAATAGTCAACCCACCACCTGATTTTACATAAACCTCCTTACCTGAATCGTCACTACTTGTAGCTCCATTGATATCAGAAACATCAAGCATCAAAGGTCCGATTATTGTGACGTCACCAATTGCTCCAGGCCCTAGTTCTCCTTGGAGCAGGCCAATTGCGTTCATTGTTGCAGCATTTGATGCGTCAGCTTTCTCAACAAGAACTAATTTTCTAATCGGGTCGTTGCCTGTAAAGTATACAGGAGCGCCTTTAGGGATTGTAAATAAACTAGAGTTTTTAACAGGGATGGATAAAACAGAAGCGTCGGGCTGGGTAAAGTTTGTGCCCTGCCTTGAAAAAATCCTAACGTTTCCGTTGGAGGTATTTTGATATAGGTCCCATCTTCCATCTCCAATCTGAGAAACATCAGGGAGTTCAGAAATACCCTTGACCTTAAAGTTGCCCGATTGTGTTACATTGTACTCCTGGTCTAGTAATAACTGCGGGAAATAGTTTATCTTGACATTACCTGTAGCCAGTACATTTGTCGATCCGTCGTATAACTTGAATGTATTTAAAGATGCCTCGGCAATTATATAGTTGCCCTGAGGTACTCCGCTTGGTGTCGTTCCATCGTTCAAAAACTCTGTTACAAATATTTCTTCACCATTGAAGAGGCCGTGGCCTACGTATGTGAATATACTCTCAGCGACTCCAGTTACAGAGTCAGATTGAAAAGAAAACTCTGTTTCGGCGTTTAAAACGATACTATTTGAGCTAGCCTCAATTGCTGCAGAATCAATAACCAGGTTATTTGCATTTAGTGTGACCCCAGTAGCGAAGTTATGCTGATCATTTATAACAAGAGTATTAGCCTTAGTACCATCTGTCTCGTCATCGCTAGGAATTGTAGTTGCGTATCCTCTTAACGCAGACTTGTTGTTAATTTTTAATTGATTGCGATCTGTGTGAATATAATCAGATCCATCTGTGGCGTCCTTAAACTGATCTAAGTAGTCGTCTTTTATTGCGTACTTAAATTCCCCGATCTCTACCCAGCCACCTGCACCGCTATTTATATATTTATTCCAAACATGGAGTAAAGCATCCTCTTCTTGAGGAGAATCAGGAAAAGGAGGATCTACTCTTTCTACCCATAACTCGCCGTGAGATAAAGATTGCCACCCAGAAGCAACAACTGTAGGGTCAGGTGGTGTGGCCCCGTACCATATCCCACCGATTTTACGAATATTATCTTCTCTGTCTACCATGTAGATAGACGTGTCATCCTCATGATAATTTATCGCTAATTCGCCTTTTCCTATATCGGAAACAAGCGGTCTTTTATTGAAGATACTAGATCTTCTGTGGAGGATTATATCTCTAGGGGATGATTGAGTCATTTCAGTATTCTAGTGCGTCTACTAAGTAATTTTCATCGGTGTCTGTTAAAACGTCATCAATTGTTGTAGTGATAAACGTCTCCATGTAAGATTTATTCACAGCATCAAGGTTGTTTACAGGATTGGCCACGCCAGCAATTCTTCTTTCGCTGGTGTATAGAGCAACTTCTCCGGCGCTTACATTTTCACCTACTGTTGTTAGATTCGTGAATGTTGCCTTACCATCTGCGTATATAGCGGCAAGGAGATCAGTAGCTGAGTTTTCCCATCTTTGTGCTTGTGTAGTGGCAGTATTGTTTGATGATCGAACAATAAGGCTCACAGACAAGGTGTCTATGCCGGGATTTATAGTGATATCAGCTAAAGAATTAGGAGCTTTAGAGACATAATTATCTCCAAGGTCAGCAGTTGAAACAAGATTGTTTACTTCTGACTTAGAATATGTTTGAGTTTTATCGTAGTAGTTGCTATTAAGATTAGCATTAATAGAATTAACATAAGAAGAGATTGACGAATCTACATATGCAATTGATGCATAAGAACTTAGGTTTAACTGAGCAAGAAGCTGATCCACCTCAATAGATGAGTAGCTTTTTTCTTGTGTGTAAACATCACTTAGATCCGCTTTGTCTGATAAGTACCTGTCTACCTCTCTTCTCGTGTAAAAATCTCTTGGGTTGAGTTGATCTGGAGTAGCTCCTTCGCCTTTAAATACATTAGGCGTTGAAGCTACTGGCCTTGCAGGAATAACTGAAGGCCTAGGAGCCGGAAGAATGCCGCTTCCGCTGGAACAATTTCGATTACTACCGTTTCCGAATACGTTTGCCATAGTCTACTTTAAACCTTTAGGGTTGATCGAGTTCATTGATCTCTTCTTGAGTAAGGACTTTTGGCGGAGTTCGTTCTACAAAATCGTTAAGAACTTCAAACTCTTCACAGAGCTTGTTGCCTTCAAGACCAAAATAAGGAACAGGCTGCTCAACATAGTGGCCCATAGAACCTAGCTGAACGAGCTGATAGTTAGGTAGATCTCGCGATCTCTGAGGCTCTAGGCATTTATTCATACCTGTGTTTACACAATAGACTCTCTGCCAAAAAATTAATCCAAGCGTGTTTGCAGTTCCGCCCATCAAAGAGTGGTTGGCACAATAGTAATATAAGGTTGGTGCGCCTATCGGGACGGTGATTTCAGTGTATGCTTCGCTGCTACCAGCAGTGCCAACTTTAGTCACACCTTGAGTAAATTCAGCTCCTCCATCGTGAGTGCCGTTAGGCGTAGTAGAGAAGCGTACTGGATGGTTAATGTTAGAGCTGTTATCCTGATTGAAGCGATAAGTCTGTCCTTCTCTGAGATTTACGGCAGTTTGTTGAGAACCGTCGATAAAGTAACGATTACCAGCGCTAACACTTTGTACTGTTACCTTATAGTTAGTAACGTCAGAAGAGGGCTTTAAGCGGGGTTTAAATTGTTCTAGTTCATCAAAAATTAACTTTGTAGCGGGGATATCTTCTATGCAAATATATAAGCAAACAGTGTCTTTACATTCTCCTTCAACCCAAGCATAATCTCCTACTTTGTAAAAGAAGTCTTTTCTTATCCTGGCCTGCTCCCATTGGTCGTTACTCTGACCATAAGGTCCGTTCTTTTCATTCAAACATTTCTCGACGTCAGCAATGGTGCTGTTGTTACTTCTACACTGGTCAAAGCTTAGCTGATAGAAGGCCTCATCCCATGTTGCGTTGTACTCTTCCCATTTCTTAAGAAAAAAGTCTAGCTCGTAGGGCTTGTATCTTTCTTTGATTTCTTCTGGGGTTGGAAGTCCTGCAGGGATAGAAGTGATCACATGACAAATCTTCTTCCATTTCGTCTTATCAAACGGACCTGATAGAGAAGTAATTAGTTCCTGAGCTTCATATAACGAGACCTTATATCCATCGTCTTCTATGCGAAGCACTCTGTCCGCAGGGCGTTCGGTGAGGCAGGTCGCGTCGGCAGGAGAGGTTAACCCACCGGATCCGATCTTAGGGAAGTAGGAGTAGAGTGACATGTACTCGGAGACTTGCCACTTGTCATCTGTTTTTGTTCTATTGAGATTGCAAGTCTCTTGAGGAGTATCCAAGGCTTCTCTAAGCTGCCATGGGAACTCGATCTCTCCCCAAGTCTTATACAGACCCTTTTGAGAATTGTAAATCTGATAGGCTTCAAACAATTCTTCGATAGAGATACCGCAGCTGTTTTTATCTTTGCACTTATCTTTAGGATCGATTGGATCTACGTTTATTGCCTCAATATATTGTCTATCTGGCAATCTTTCTTTACCATGAACAGTTTCAGAGTCGGTAAGGTCAGAGTTGTAGAGCTCATCGGCCTGATCTTGGGTCAAACATCCACCTTCGCCAAAGACGTTAACTACGTCAAGTAGGTTAATAAACGCTGCCCTAGTATAAAAAACGTTAGTGTTAAATGTAATCTTTGAACGAACATGATAAAACTTCTCCGTTCCGGTGTTCAAAGAAATAGCACTTGCAGTAGTTAGCTGTAACGCTTTAGCCGTTTCTCCGGTGATATCAGACCAAGTTAGTTGTCCGTCAAAAGAAATTTCCCATTGATATGCCAAGGTGTAGGAACCGTAAGCAACGATCTCTGGGTCAAGGGTGTTAATTTCTTGACTATTTTCTCTTATAGAGAGGCCTTCCTGAATGTCTTTTACGATATCTGCAAACGGGTTCACATTGAGAATATGAGTTGTAGTAAACCTTGTAGTTCCTACGGGATTAGATACTCTGCATCTGAACTCATCACCAAAGTCATGGCCTGTAAAAACGAGAGATAGTGACCTTTCTTGCCCGTTTTCGCAAAGAGTCCATCCGTACTCCGGGCTTTCTCTTCTTTCCCATAAAAACGAGTAAGCTATTGAGCTATTATTAATAATAATCTCAGGGAGCAGAATAACTTCTTGGTCTAGGTTTGCTATAGTTGGATTTTGTATAATTCCGCTAAGAGTAAAGGACTCAGAAATATTTGCGTTAATTGGGCTTATTGTTACTGAGTCGTTGTTTCCCGTTGGATCAGAAATAATACATCTGTACCTACCATCAAAGTCTAAAGAAACTGGGTTGATTTCAAATTCACCTGTAGAATTAGTGTCATACAGATCCCAGAAAGTATTTCCGTCTAAGGTTACTTTCTTTTCAAGCCTGAACGAGGGCCTGTAGGGCCCAGAGAGGGTCGCAAAGACCCTAATCAATAGTTCCTCCCCTTCTACCGCAAAATAGTTTGCAGGAGCCGTAGTAAAAACCTCTAGCACAATCGGAGTAACATCAAGCTTAACTGGTGATGTCTTGATCGGAGAGTTTTCAGATACATTGTCTAGGGCAATAGCTCTGTAGTATTTGTCATCACCGCTAGTGGCGTTAGTAATAGAAAACTCAGATTGTCCTCTAGACTCTTCAATTGTTTCCCATCCAGTAACGCCATCAGTTGATTTTTGCCAGTAGTAAAAGATTTCTTGTCTAGAGTTGGTCTTTGCTCTTGCAGTAAATGTAATGTCCTCTCCAGCATAAATAACCTCGTTCCTAGGAAGCTCAGCCCACTCTATAAGTGGGACAAAAATAATAACATTAACAACAGAAGAAAACTGAAACTGAACTGGGTCATTAACTCTACACCTATAAAACCCTGTGTCTTCAAGCACAGTGCCTTCGATAATAAGGGTTTTTTGGTTGCCCCCTTCTATCTTCTCATACTCACCGGTTATGGCATTTAACCTTTGCCACTCGTATCCAAATTCATCTTGAGATAAAACTTCATCACCCACAACCTCTACCTTCAGAGTAGCTGAAAAGCCACTAATAACAGAAACCTCAGAAGAAACATCTGTTGAGAAAGTAATCGGAGCAAAGTCCGCGATAATCTCTGTCGTGTTAGAGTAGGTAACTAGAAACGCGGCGTTGGTTATTACTTTACATCTATAGAACTTTCTGTACTGATCTGCTTCGAGATACTTAATAGACAGAGTGGTCTTGTTTTCCCCTATAATTGGTTCGTAAGGCCCAAAGAAAGTTGAACCTACTTCCCACTCATAGCTATAAATAGAGACGGTTTCGTCAGCTAGGACTTTTATGCTAAGCTCAATACTTCTGTCTTTATTGGCAGTAGAGAATCTCTCTAGGTTCTCTTCAAATAGAACATTAGGAATGGCTGTCGTATAAGCTACCTTAGGAAACGAGCCAAATAGGTTTGTATAAGAATCCCATCCCGTATCGTCAAAAGTGGTCGGGTCGTTGCCGTACTCAAACTCTGTGACGTTTAATGTTTGCAACTCTGCAACGTACTTTTTAACGTTTTCTGAGGCCCAAGTTTTTGCTTTAGTAACTAAGGTTCCTATCCAACCCGCGGCAACAGGAGAAGCAGTTGATGTACCAGAAATAGAAGTATCGTATGGTTTTTTATTTAGCCAAGTATAGTACTCGTCATTGTCGAATCTTACCGCATCTTCTTGGTTAGGGTTTCCGGCGGCTACAAGAACTTCGCTAGCAGGAGCAAGGAAGTCAATAGCTGAGCCATAGTTGCTATACCAGTCTTTTGTTTCTCTTACGTTTGAGCTTCTGTAAGAGTTCAGAGCGGCAATAGAGAAACTTTTGTACGTTCCTGTAAGTGCATTATAGCCAAACCTAGCGGGGGTTCCTCTTCGGTTGACGTAGCGAGCATCATCTGTTGTAAAATCTGAATCAGCAGGATTTTTGCTTGACCAATAGTTTTCATAGTCTGCCTCACCTGGCATAACTTGCTTTTGGTTATTGTTACCAGCACCACTCACCCAAATCACTCCAGGCTTATTAACAAACTCGTCGCCTGCGTCGGTCAAATCTGGGATGGAAGTCTCTGTAGAGTACCGAGACCCGGTTGTTGGATAAAAGTTTTTAAGAAACTCAGGAGCAGGATCGGGGTTTCCAGCAGAAATAATATCAAAAGTCCCCGTGACCCCTCTAAAGCTGTAATAGTAAGTACCTGGTAGCCACCCATTTGCAACTTCGCTTGTCCAGGTATAGCTATTATTAACAATGGTTACTCTTTGCTTATTAAGCTCTGGATCGACAGGCTTATACTTATGGAATACTTCTAGGATCTCTAGGACTTTAGCTGTATAGATGACCCCAAGACCAGCGGTCAAAGACCCTTGCTGCTGAGCAATATTCCACTTATTTGCATTAGGTGCGTGGCCATAGTTCTTACCGTACATCGCCGAAGCAACTGGGGTACCGTGATTTGCAAAGGTGGATCCTCCAGTTACCTTTTGTACGGTCGGATATTCAGAGAAGCTTCCGCACATCCTTGCTCTTGTGTAATCAGCTGATATGCCGGTAATCTCTGGAATATCAAAGAACTTAGAAGAGCGAGAAAATTTATCAGACCACCATAACCTTGCTTTTTCTTCTTTGGCTGTTGTTCTACCTAGGAAAGTTGTGGTGAGATTGTTAGATTCAAAATAATCAGGGTCAAGGTAGTAAGGTCCGTCAAGGAAGATATCTTGGATTTGAGATATGCCATTTTCATCTACAAACTCAGGGTGGCCGTGCCATGCTCCATTGTCAATAACAACTGCATCAATGAGCTCTCCAGCTTCGCCTGCTCTATGAGAAATATTAGTATTTAACGTCTTACCAAAGTAAACCTTGTTTCTAGGAACATTTTGATCGCCGGCTGGTAACTCTTCATATTGCCCAATCCATGGGTCGTCGCGACTAGTGGTTCTTACTCTTGCCCAGTTAGTTCTATTTAAATCTGTTTTTAACGGGTAGAGGTCATCATCATCTGCAAAATAAGATTTAAGAGCAGTAGTTAGATTAAGGAGGCCTTCTCCGATAATGACTGCACCATCAATATCTCCTCTCGAGTCATTGCCTAGTACCTTATCGAATCCTACATAATCATACGTTACGGTACCAGAAATCGTTCCGCCACCAGACTTAGCGCCTGAGTAGTAAATCGACTGAACTGATAGGCCTCTATTACTAAGAGCAACTTCCAGTTCATCGGCCGCTAGTTGCTTATAAGCCGAGCCTCTGCTAATAAGAAGGAATTTAGATACAAAATCGTCGTCGTCAGCGTCTGTATCATTAACTAGCTCTACAGGAGAGTATGCTTTCCACTGAGCTTCTGCAGCAGAGCTGTTTGCAAAGTCAACGGTATTAATGCTAGGCTTAACGCCCCATGCGTTCATAAAAGCCCATTCTCTTCCGCCGGTAGCATTGTCGGCTACGCCAGAGATATATCCGTTAATATCATAAGTCTCTGCGTCAATTGCAACAACGGCCTGAATGGCAGAAACAGGAACCTCTGCTACATCGAGCAATTCTTTTTTAGTTCCGGCCAATGCGGCTAAGTAGGCACCGGCTCCGTGGCCTAAAAGAATAAATCCGTTAGGATCCAGTCCGTAAGTATTGGCATTGTCTCTTAGAAACTTAACTGCGTTAATAACATCGGTAACTTGCTGAACACCAGTGTTTCTACTTGTCCACGAGTTAAGTGCGAAATCTAAAGACCCGGTATCTACAACTTCAGAGCTTGTGTTAGCCGTAAGATTTGTATTTGTTACGAGTCGGTAGTTAACGCTTACGTAGTTGTACCCGAGCCCGTTAAAGTATAGAGCTTTATTGCCTTCACCGTCATTACCGTCAAAGGTATTTTTATCTCCATCGATGAAGTTATTAGACTGGCTAACACCTCCATGAATTGCAACAATGGTAGGTCTGCTGCCGTAGGTAAACCTAGATATATTTAATTGTAAAGTCCCAGAATAAGCAACAGACTGTAAAGTGCTCAGGTCGTCTCTTGCAGGCTGGTTGTAATTAGGACTGAGTAATACATTTTTGTATGCATTAATGCCAATATGCTGAGGCACATCTACTTCGTCTTGATGATAATGCCCGTCTAGCGTAACATATCTTACTTTAGAGTGGTTTTTAACTAAAGTTACTTCTTCCTCGTCAAGGAGGTAGGTGGCTCTGTTGGCATAAACGTCTTTTTTATCAATGCACTCACAAGCGCGACTCGGGATGTTATCATCCAAAGTCCCATCTTGTAAAAGTAAATTATGGATCCCCGGCCAATCGGAGGGTGATTTTACGCATACGACGTAGCTTTTCTTCATCTTTAATTACCCTCCAATTAGATGCCTATATCAGTTATAGGTAAATGTATCCATAACAAAAGTAAGCTCTAGAGTAGATACGTTAGTAGACGATCTGTCAGCTTGACCGAAGTTGATGGAAGTGATCTGTGCGTCGGGGATTGTGATAGTCCTATTACCCAGAGGAGAGGGGTCTTCGCCGCACTCAACTGGAGTAACAGTTAAAGTAATGTAAGAGCAGTCGTAGGTCTTCCAGAAGTCAACGATGTCTGCGTGCTTTTCAGGGTCAAATGGTGCGGAAACGGTTACTTCTGCAAGGGTACGAGGACCCTTGAGCTGGAAAATACGTCCTCTTACGCCATCGGCATATTGAGTAGTACCAGAAGTATCTCTGATTCCTGAGAAAGTCGTGAAGTAATGCTGGAAAGGCGAGGCCTGGATCCAGTATTGTGCTTGGGTAATCGGCTTATATGCTAACATAGTGCGTTACGTTATATGCAATATTTCTATATATTATTTAAACTAAAGAGTGTTATTGAAAATAAGGATCAAACCATCTCCAGTATCCCTTGGCGTATGTGTCTAAAGTTACCGCTTCTCTGTGAACGGCGTATCTATTTAACCTGAATGCAGACTGGTATAAACCAACCAAGTCTTTAGAACCACACTCAGAAAGGCTCTCTTGTTCTATTAACGCTTTGATTCTCTGTAGCTCTGTTTCTAGAATAGATTTAGATGCTAGCGCCTCAGGAGGTATTTTCTTAAGATTTCTAACCTCTTCTATTAGCCTCTCCACAACAAAGACGATTTCTCCTGGTGAAGTAAACTCGTCTATTTGGAGCCTAGAGATCTGCATCTCATTACCCGTAGAGTCAGTTACGATCCTCTGGAAGCCCACGTCATCAAGGTCACCCTTGAAATTAGCAGCGATCTCTTGAGACATCTTCTGTTTCTCTGAAGGCTCTTCAAAATCGAATAGCTTCATAAGGTCTGTGCCAAAGTCCATGTCTTCTGCCATTGGAGCTTCAGCTTCAGCACCTCCTTCCATGGGTGGCATCATTCCTCCCATCATTCCACCTTCTGGCATCTCTTGCTTAATTAGTGAAGGGATGTTAAGCTTCTCTTTTAGCCAATCAATATCTTCTACTTGGTAGCCCAAAGCTCCTAGCTGAGATAGTACTTGCACCATACGTACTGGGTCTTCTCTCTGCTTGAGATCTTCAAAGTTACGAACCAATCTAGGAGGGTTCTTACCAGGGTAATTGAGTTCTACTATCCATCGGACCAATGTGGAGTTTATTGTCTCGTCAAGCTCTTCAGAAAATGCTTTAGCTTTTCTCATCCTTACAGAGTCTGCAATTTGATCTCGCGCGAATGAGCCAACACTGCCAGTCTCTTGACCAACAGTCGTCTCTCCGTTTATCACAAAACTGATCTGCTGATCGATGTATGTAATGAGCTGGTTGTAGAGTTCTGGTCGGCCATTACTTTCTAGCCATTGGATATCCATCTCGTCGGGGATAACAACGGCGGTCTCTTGACCCAGTCTCTGCAATGCTGTAAATAAAGAGTTAACTTCTTCTTCAGGAGTACCTAAGCTGAACTTACCAACAGCCGTTGGTGTCGTATGCTTATCTGCGTACTGAAGCCAAAAGTTAAGAAGGGTCCTTCTAAATTCTACAAGAGGATAAAGCTGACGACCAAGACCAGAGCCATGAACGTCCATAAAGTTACTGTAGGACCAATGGCGATGAAGAATCATTGAGCGTAGAGGAATCCCCATGCCCTCTACAGGAGAGAACATAGTGATAAGCCTGGGACTTACAGTACCATCTTCATTAAGACGGAACAAGAAACGTCTAGGGTCTCTTACCTTAATCTCTGAGGGTACTATATACTTACCCTGTCTCATCCAACAGATCTCACTGATAGACATGCCAAGTACAATTGACTCGCACATGCCACGGATGAAGGTATCAAACCCCGAGTTAGTCGAAACTAATTGCTCTTTACCGTAGGACTGACGAGTATTGCTACCCATGCGATTGATTACTTGCCGCACGAACTCAGCAACTTCTTCATCTTCAGATGAATCCGAGGAGGGGTAAACCTCCCATGGCCTCTGAATAATTTCGCCTATTAATTTTTCCCAAGCTGCAAGAATTTGGCTGTCATTAAACAGCCTCATATACTTCTCTACAGCTCTAGGCCCGCCACCACCTTCTTCTAGAAGGATGTCGTCTCTGCGGGGAAGTATTACTCCACTTGTAAGATACGGGGCTCCTGAGTAGGAGTAGGGATCTGATTTATACCCCGCTAAATTCCCCTGAGCTACACCCAAAGAAAAGTATCGGTCAAAAAACCCAGATTTTATATGTCGTTGGGGGTTCTCAGAGGACATTTAGTATGTTTACACATTATTCTTCAGTATCTTTAAACTTAGTTGGTTCATTTACCTTTTCTAAGTCAATCATAACTGTCTCCAAGTTCATTAGTCTTTCCTGAAGTTCTTCGCGGCTAATCTTACCAGATTCCCATTCTGCGATCAGTTCTTCGGCTCCTTCTACTACAACGTTATAGCCTGTTGTTACGATGTTAACGCCTTCTTCCATAATTCTTGCTCCTTGCGAATAGATAGATAAAAAGTTTTGTAGGTATTACGCCAGATGTCTTCGTATTTTCTGACGTGCTTGAAGTAACTAGTTTCCCAGGCTTCTTGAGTATATAGATCTTTATACTCTTCTGGGATCGTTTTAGAGAACTGTTTGAGTTCGATGGCTAAGATCGCGCTCATAAAGTCTCCTCGTTTTGCAATCATTTGATCCTTTAGCTGATTCAAATCAACAGCTGGAAACTGATCTAAAACTGTCTCAAATAAAGGAGACTTGAAAAGATCAGCTTTTTCTTCTTGCTTTTCTTTTTTAAGAGTTTCTTGGTAGGCATTATCTAAGATCGTGGCAATAAAAGAAGAGTTGAACTCAACCTTCGATCCGTCATTGACTTGTTCCCAGAGCTTTTTAAAAGCTTCGTATGTTCTTACGATTGTAATGTTTGCATAAGACTGAAGCTTTTGTTTGATTTCTCTCTTGGCCCCTTCCGCATAATGCATATCCTTACCCTCTGGCCAATAGGCCCTACGTTGTGCCAGTGAGTTTGACCAGAGGAAGGTAGTGAGGAGTTTCTTAGTTCTGGAATCAGATATGTCTTTTTTAGGAAGATCATCGATATTGATGATTGCTTTCTTCCACTCGTAAAAGATATCAATGGCCTTGGCTTCGGAGGCTTGCCAAATTGGGGTTTTGGATAGCTTACCAATGTGAGTCTCGTCGAGCTCACCGTAACCTGTAAGATCGTTAATTAAGATATCATCTTCAGATAGGTTTTCTGAGGTGATAATTTTTGGTTTACTCAGACCTTTGGTTTGAGCATTAAATTCTGCAATCCATTTCTCATGAGTAAGTTGCTGTTCAAATTTCCATCTGTCATGGGAGAGTATCTTGTCCAGAACGGACTCAGATACATTAGACAGTGCTAGTAGTTCCTGAACTTGCATTCAATTCTAGGCGGCGAAGATCCAAGTCTATATAGCTCATTATATCACGATAATTCCAACAGTCAACCACCGAATCAAAAACTACAGGATCAAATCTTTCTATGTCCATACCAAATGTAAGTATTCTATTTAAATCTGTCCAGCAGTTTTTTCCAGGCTCGTCAAACAAAAATAATTTCTTACCTTCATCCATCTCTTGTTTTTCTATGACACTTAAAGCATTAAAGAACTGACAAAGGATAGAAGAGTCCCACCCCGCGAAAATAATAAACTTTGAAGACTTAATAATGGAGTCGGTAAGGCTTTGTCTTACCTTCAAGTCAATGCCTTCTTTTTCAGTTAAAATCTGTTCCAAATGCACCACCATTTTATTGATGTCAGATGTAGAATCTACAGACTTAGACTTCAAAATAACGATAGAAATTTTAGATGACATAGGATTTTTAAAACTACAAAGCTTTAAACTTAAAGTTTAAAGTTTAGAAAAAGACCACTTCTATGTTAAACACCTCCACAATAGTGCAGCTAGAGGGAATCAAAGCGACGCTTAGCTTGTACATCGAGGCTACTTTATCCGCCTATGAGGCTGAAAGAGGGAAGTTTGAGATAAGCAAAAACAGAAGGGTCTATAGTGAGGCTTTATATGATATCTATGCAGCTATCTTAGATAGGGTTATTCAAGAGAAGTCTGTAACGATCCTTCCGCTAACCTTTAAGATCACCGGCGCGCTGATTTCTTTTGGATTTAATCTCGAGTTATTTTTAACATTATTTGTGTCTACAAATGAAGTTATTAAAGCTGGGTACGTTCAGCAGGGCCCTAAAACTGCCGTTATCGACCAGTATCTAGACGCCTACATTAAAGAAGTTGTTAGTTCGCAACAGGGTCTTTCATACTATCTAAGCGGGCTTACTTCTCAGCAGCAAGTTCAGCTTATTGAGCAATACAATCCCTCAACTGCAATTGCCGACATTGTAGTTCCAAACAGCAAAGTGAACCTACAAACAAGATATATTTATCCGCTTATCGATGACTACTTGTATTGGGAAACGCAAGAAGAGAAATATCTTGATGCGTCTTACACAACTCAGCGTTTAACTATTTACAGAGACACCCTTTACAAACTCAACCAAGGAGTTGCCAAGCCTTCCGCCGGACAGTTTGAGCCGGAAGAGTGGAGTGAGTATACATCAAAGTTTCTTGGCAAGGAAAGTACATTTAACAACCGCTTAAAAACAAATACAGAAAAGTATATAAGTGAAGCCCTAAACCAATCTAGGTTTCTCAATAATATTATTTCTGACTCTGATATTAAGACTGTAGAAACAGACTTAATCTATGATAATAAAGACTTAGATATTTCTTTTGCCGGCAAGGGCAATAGTATTATCAAAAACATCCTCAATCTCAAAGAAACAATCAAGTATTTTGGAGGTAGCGAAGCATCTCCTGTGGGAAGCATTGAGTACATTGCCAGTTTTGCTGAGTATCTTTATGCTTGTAACTATTCCAGGGTTGTTGATGGCGGACAATTTAGTATTGATGGTCTGAGCATTTTTGGACATTTTAATTTAATCTTTGCCTATGACTTCGGTGTTAATAAAATAGCTGGATTAAAATTCCTTGATAGCTTCAAGTCGTTGGCCAGTTTTCGTCAAAATACTAAGATCCCTGAGCTGGTTGAGATCAAAGAAACCGAAAATAATACTATTGAGCTCAGCTACAACCCAGTCTATGCTAAATATACAGAGGGATTAAAAGACAGGTTTATTAGCTATCCTAAAAATGTCTATGTAGATGCTCCAGGCTTCTCTCAGAAATCTGACAACTATGTTATTGACGTTCTATTGTTTGGACTTGAAAGCATTACTGCGATTGCCAATGTGATTGGAGACGTAGTCAACTCTCTAGATTCTGGGCTAGGAAAATCTGGAACTATTCCAGGTTATGAAGGATACGGTCCGGTATCTATTCAAATTGCCGAACTTGCCGCCTTATTCGTTCCTACAAACACTATTGAGCAGGCTACAGCAAACGGAAAAGTCTTACCTGGATTTAACGGATCGGTTCTGGCTCTGCTAAATGCTTACAGAAAGCTTACTGCAATCGTTCCTAATGTTCCTCTTACTGGCGAGTCTTTGAGCTATGTTTCTGTATGGGCAAGGAATCTTCAAAAAAACCTAGAAAGAATTGTAGATGATATCAGCTCTATAGGATACTTTCCAGGTAGTTTTATTCCTAACATCTCATTCAAAGCGTCGCCTAAAGAACAAGAGACACTTATTGACCAGCTCAGATCGCTTAACTTCCAAGAAAGCGAAATTAGTCAGTTCCTTTCTGTAGAATCTTTTGAGGAAATGGTCAACAAGTTCGCTCCTGTTTCTGACAGCGTTGATGAGATCTCTTTCTTCAAAGGATACGAGCTATCTCAGCTTATTTACGAGTTTGGTGGAGAAAGCGCTATTGATGCCTATATTAACTACCTATATGCTCCTGATCAAGATGGCTTAGTTAATCTTCTAAAGATTTCTTTGAAGGACCAGTCAGATGTTTCTGTGTATAATCAAAGCAAATTTGGTAAGCTAGTTGGTTTACTTGTTAACCTAACATTTGCAGTTGACCCGGGCCAAATCGAGGTTTTTAAGGAATACCTATCTGGTAACTTCTTGACTTTGTTTGAATCTATCTCTTATCTACTCGAGAACAGTCAGGCGAACATCTTGAAAAACAAGAATGATATTAGTCTCCTTGAGCCAGTTGCAAATTCTTTGATCTATGGCAAATCGATCTTTGATGTAAATAGCTATAACACTGACTATAACATTGTAAATAGAGATGCTCCAGTTGCTTTGCAGCAAATGACTAGGCTAATCGACAAAAACTTGGGCAATGTTGCCACACCACTCCTTCAGGGTCTGTACGATAAAAGCGTTGGTCTGACTTCTAAAGAACTAGTTTCTATTTTGAGCCCAGAGTCCCAGACTACAGAGCTCGGTCAAATTCTTGCTGGGTCTGAAGGTGGTAGACTTACAAAATTAATTAACTACGCTTATCTATCTGGATTAGTTCATAAGCTTTCCTATTACTCCAACTCCTATCAAGTTCCTAACTTCTTTGTAAGTCCGACTCCTGGTTTTAATATGGCGGTCCTTGTAGGAACAATTGAGCAGTTAGTTTTTTCTATTGACCTAACAGTTACTAACTTTGTCAATGCTCTAGAGTACTCTACTCCTCTAGATACGGAAACATTGTACTCATTTAATAATATTGCCAATCTATACAACAAAAAAATTGATACTGCTTCTTATGTTGTTAAGAATCTAATTCCTATCGGCGGAGAGATCACAAACGTAGCAAACCCCGTTGCTCCCGCTAGCGCAGAAATTATTGGCTCGCCGGGCATTGGTAACTCTCCAGCACCAGAAAGCATTTCTAAGATTAACTCAATTACTCCAGAGCAAAGAGACCAATTTGTTCCTATCGTAAAAACAAATTTTTCCTTTGTTGCTAATAGAAAGAAATCAGAGTACACGGAATCTCAAGTATTTGAAAAATTTATATCTCTTATTCAAAACAACAAAGAATTAAATGGAGTTCCTTCTATTAATAACACTATAGTTGGAGAAAGTAATTATGCCGAAGTAGTCACCCAAACGAGTAAAATGACCTACTCAGATCCTACTTACTCTTCGTCATTAACAACTAGCAGCAGCAGCAGCGGCAGCAGCAGCGGTAACGGAACTGTTGGCAAAGCAGAAACATTTTTGGCAACTGACAACCTAGAGGCAAATAGAAATGTTCCTGTTGCTATTCTTAGACCCGCTGTTAACCAACTAAAAGAGCGGGAAAGATCACAAGCTATTGACGGATTGATTAAGCAAGGTCTAATTCAAGTGTTTAATCCCGAAGAATCTTGTAGATACTTTGGTGGTGATAAGTGTAAAAGCAGGTTTGCTGAAAAACAAAACACCTGCGGAGATCCTACAAATAAGGCAATTTACTCGGAAAGAGACTCTTCTCCAAGCACTACTATAGCAAACGGAAGTGTATTTGTTGATAGGCCTTACGGATATTCCCAACCCAACAAAATATTTAAGTACTTTGTCCCAGACGGAGAAAACAATAAGCCAACTTATTTTAATGTATTTAAAGATATTAAGGTACGTGTTACTAATGGCGGTGAGCCTGTCTTCGACGAGATCTTTAGTGAGCCTTTAGTATTCACAAGGGATAGTAAACCTCTTTCTGAAGATGTTACTCTTGAAGATAAGAGCTCTGTTAATACTGGGGCGGGTGAGAGCATATTGTTCAAGCCTGCAGTTGCTTTTTCAACAGAAGAAAACAAAAACAAAAATCCAGCGCTAGAAAAATACTACTCTTCTTATTATAACTCAGAGTTTGGATTAATTGAGGCCATTAAAGCAAAATGGGAAAGAAATGATGCTTTCAATTGTGCTTTACTCGATGATCCTTATGCCTATCAAGCTTGTATGAATTTACTTAAGTGCAAAAAATTTGAAAGAAGAGACGGAATTTCATCGCTGAGTTTCTGTCCTAGAACCTTGGCAGGAGGCCTCTTTAAATGAAAATAGAATCTAGTTTTCTTATCAGCGGAGAAGACACAACACTTCTGTCTTTTGATAAAGTTCAAAATCAAAGTTTTAACTTTATAGAGTTTCAAAGTACAGATGCTATATCTAATGACATCGCAATGCTTTACAAGGAGAAATCGAACTCCTGCGGTATATCAATCCAAAAAAATTATACTGGACCAGTTAAAACTTTAAAACTAACTAATCAAAGTGTTCTTACATGGGATGATTTATGGATTGATGCGCAGTCTAAATATAGTGTAGATCCAGAAATTGAATCTATTAACCTCCAAAGAAACTCTCTGTTGTATGCCAATTTTAACTTGGCAAGAAAAGCCTTAAAACATATCAACCTTGAAGGTAACATTTATCTCAAATCTTTTGCTGGGCCACATCTCCCAGCTCTAGAAACTCTTAACTTTGAAAACTGTTTTAACCTTGAAGTCATAAACCTTGGTGTATCTAAAAACATCAGGAGTTTGAGTTTAAAGAATTGTAGGTTAACAGAAGAAGGACTAGAAGAAACTCTGTGCTCCTTTACTCCTACCAAGACAGCCAGCGCAAATATCTTTCCTGGGGCTCTTCCGCTATTTAGAAAGCAATACGAAACCTTACTGGATCTCAGAGGGAACGATATTAACTGGGGTAATACACGAATTGCATCTAAGATCAGGATGCTACTCACTAACAACTGGCTGGTACTATGGGATAATCCACCTCCCACTAGTGTGATCCCTATGCAAATGTACGCTTTCTTCCCAAGAAGCCTAAGCGATACCGATATCCAAAACTATTATGGCCGATCTTTAATGCAACCGGGGAGCACGAGCGGTATTTCAAATCGAGATTCTAGCGCACCTCCTTCTCCTGAACCGGAAGGAATGGCTCCCGAGCCGACTACTACTAACCCCTCTCAGTCACAAGCTCCTACTCCGACCTCGGCGCCTCAATAGACTCAGCAGCAGAGCTCGCCTTCTCCGTCGTACTCCCCCCCCCCCCCCCCCCCCCCCCCCATCTCCATCGCCCTCACCCCCCTAGCTACTACTACTAAATTATGGCAGACCTCAGATCGAAGTTTATCGAAGACTACGCAGGTGGTCTCTTAAATATATCTAGACAAGAACTAGCTAGCACAGGAGAAGTCCTATCACAGGACGGGCTATTATCTGACGCTTCATTATTTGTAGAGGATGGCGCCGGAGTTAAAAGTGGACTGAAGCTCGGTGTGGCTCTGGCAGAGGTAGTTGACCCTACCACCAACGAAGGAGCCATTAATGTAAGATACGCAAATAGAACTTACGCAAGCATTAGAGACCTAAAAATCTTCTCTACTGCTGTTGCTTCAGCGCAAGCATCTTTGGCGGACGCGTCTTCTACTTCTATTACAAACTTAGAAAATGCATTTCAGCTACTAGAAGAGGCCCATGATACCCTGGTTAATAGATTTGAATCTAGAGTAGAGAAAATAAATGGCGATATAGAGAAGCTAAGCTCTATTGATATTCTGACAGAGCAAGTAGATGATGTAAAAGCAAATACTCAGTCTCTTACCAACGGGCTAATTGCGCTAGAAGGCGCAGTAACCGAAAGTATTTCTAGAAACACTACGGCATTTAACGTTATAGGTAACGTTTCAAGAGTCGTTTTTGACTCTGCCGGTGGAGTAGAAACTCTTGCACCAACAACCACCACAGCCATTGACGCTAACCGCCCTGCTGCTGACTACACTGTTACTGGACTTGCTAGTTCAACCGGCACAGGTTTGAATGTTACTATTACAGTAGATGCTGCCGGAGCAGCAACTATTAGTTCAATTGATGCGGCCGGAGTAGGCTTTAGAACTGGTCAACAAGTAAATGTTCTTGATTCTGCCCTTGGCAGTGGTGGAGGAACTACTCTTGTTTTTAATGTAACAAACGTCGATGACTCTGGCATGACCATTAATGAAGTCAAAGAAGAGGTCAAAAAAGTCTTTACTAAAGTCAATGAGATTATCGATATCTTTGCAGATATCTAGAGAAACACTTCTTCTAAAACTTCTTTCTCAAGTCGGATCGCGTAGAGTGGCCCGACTTTTTTTAATACTGCAAACACAACCCCTTCTTCTTTATCTAAAGAAGTCGGTAAAAGCTGCTCGGTTATATTGTCTAGTGTATCTTCTCCACCTAACATCCTAGCAATTTCTTCCCTACCAAAAACCCACATCATATCCGATTGGTCCTCTGTAGCTATATACAGACCCAGCGGCTCATTTTTTATTAGAGTCTTTTTAAACTCGGGGATTAGTTCCCCCTCTAAATTAGATATGTTCTTAAATATTTTTTTAATTCTTTCGCGGGCTTCTGGATTTTCAAACATTACATTTTTTCGATTTCTACACCGAGCTGTCTTAAAACGTCAATACCGTCAGTGATTCTGTACTCATAACGATAATAAACTTTTTTAACTCCAGCTTGAGCGATCATTTTTGAACAGTCGGGACAAGGGCTATGCGTGCAAAATAGCTCAGCGCCATCAATAGACTCAGATGACTTAGCCATCTTAATTAAAGCGTTTTGTTCAGCATGTAGAACAAAGGGGTTCGTACTGCCGTCTTCTTTCTCACAGCAATTAGTATGAAACCCAGAAGGAGTTCCGTTCCATCCGTGGGCCAAGATACTCCCGTTTTTAACGACAATAGCACCTACTTTCATCTTATCGCAATCAGAGACTTCTGAAAAGATTTCTGCGGTTTTCATGTAAGCTTCTTTGATTTTAGGCTTCATAAAAGTAGGTTCTTTTGTTTATTATACCATCTATATCTTCTTATGTCTAACTCTTTTTACTCCTTGGTCATATAAGAAGTTTCTGTATTTGTCCCATTGTCTTAAGTCTTCTTCTCCTAAAAACACTTTGTTTGTAATTGGTATACTTTTTTGTTTTGGCGGTAGAGCCGCTATTTCGACCTCTTCTGGGGTTGGATCCGTGAAAAAGTTTTCCAACTCTTCTTGAGGTATTTTACTTACTTCGTTTTCTTGAGATGGTTCTTCAGCTTTAGCTGCTCTCCGAGGTTTTCTAATTGTCATATTCTCTTCCTTCTGCAAGAAGTGCATCCCGCCCACCCTTGGACTCTAGAAGGACCTGGGAATGTAGTTCCTGGAATCGGGCCTTTTGGGCTCTCATATAATCCGGGGGCAAGAGTAGAATTTGCTCTTTGTGTAGTCTCTGCCCATTTTTGCCAACCCCACATATCTTCAGAACCGTATACGTGGGCATTTTGTTGTGAGTTGTTTGCCATGTTTGCTCTTGTGTTTCTGTTAGGACCTGCGTTCACTCTATTTGAACTTCTTAGGTATCTGTCTTGGGCTAAGGCTTGTTTTACGTAGCTTTGGTTTTGAGTCGTATTATTCCTGTAGTCAGCAGCTTGTTTTAACTGCTTCCAAGACTCGTAAGGAGCATTTTTAGAATCTAAGGCCATTATACTAGTTCGTAATATCTCTTTAAACAAAAATGTTGAATTAAGGTTTAAAGAAGTATACGTATAACTCATTGAAAATCCATGGCAACTTCTAAAATGTCTCGGCAGGCTGACAGCCCTTCCGCCGAACAATTTGATCTTGATAGTTTTGATTTTGGCGAACCAGAGATCCTTCCCGTAGAAATTTCAGCGGGCAAGTTCCTTTACCTTAAAGAGCCCTCTGCGGAAGACCTTATCCATATTGCCGAGATCAACGGTAATGATAAACTCTCGGAAATTGAAGCCACCCTCCAAACAATCTGTGTTCTTCATGCTCCTCAAGATGGCGGGAAGAAGCTCGGAATGAGGGACGCCAAGAGATTAACTGCTAGGCACTTAAAGAAGATTGGCGAGGGCATGGCCACGCTATTAGGCGCAGATGAGTGATAAATATACTATAGCAAGGGAATATAACTACAAAGTGACTATTACTGATAGGAACAATAATAGTTTGCAATTTAGGGACATTACAGGAAAAGACTTAGAATTTTTAGAGAGGTATCTAGGAGAAGAGGCAAAAGAAATAAAATTTGAAGATGTTATTACTATAATAGAATACGTATCAACATCTACCAATACTGTAAAAAAACTCACGCCAAAAGTTATAAAAGAAATCTTTGACATACTCATCAAAGAGATATTTTGTAATTTTATGCCAAAATTTAAGTTTTTAGAAGTATGCTATCATCTTCAAAATAGTTCGTTTGTAGCCTTAGATTTTTTTGAATCTCAACCTATGACAAAAGTAATGGCCATGATTCAAATACATCAAAGCGAAGTCGAAAAAATAAATAAATCTAGGTCACAATCTACATGACAGACGAATCAAGGCTAAAACTCATACTCATCCTATGCTCTATAGCTGTTAGCCAGGATCGCCCACAATTAAAAGAATTTGTTAAAGTTTGTTCTCGCTATGTAACAGATTCAGACTTTAATAAAATAATGAGAAAGTCATTAAAAATTTTAGAGTTACAAAAATGTGGAAGAACCAGCTGCCCTGACTGGTTAATGAACCATCTTTTTGAGTTATACAAAACCAACCCAGAAGATTAAAGCTTTAAATGGCTATCTGTTTAAAGGCTTTCCGAAAGGCCTCTTACTTTGTAAAAGATTAATTTATGGCTAATCCTGTAAACATTAATGTAGGCGCTCTACAGCGTCCTGGAGTGTTTGTTACTCAGTCATCAACTGGCGGATTACCTCAGCCCCTGGCATCTCATGCCATTGGCTACATCTTTGGTTCTACACCCGTAGATCCTTATGATAATCAACCAATTGATAGCTACGCATCACTTCCTCCATATAAGCCAACACAGATTGGCTCTCTCACTGACTTCATTCAAAAAGCTGGTGGTGTCCCCTCAGCTGAAAACAATTCTCAGTCCGTAATCTCTTACGACGCTGTAAATGCTTTCTTTGAAAACGTAGGTGTAAACGGTGTTCTCTATTACACTAGAGTTACCCCCACTCCTGAACTTAAGGTTGTACTGACCAAAGGTGCAGGTTGGAACCTATTCTCTCTAAAGCTTAGCGATCGTTACTATGGAGATAAGTCTCTAGGAATTAACGACAATGATGGCATCGCCATCAAAGGTATCACTACTACTGCATTAGATTCTAACGATAACGCTTTTGATATTGTTGGATATTTAAGAGAAGACGATCCCGATTTTAGTACTTACTATCGCATTGAGCAAACTGACGAAGAGGCTAAAGCTGCTACATTTAGAATTTATTCTAAAGATGTCCGCGTAGTTCCTGAAATCCAAAGCTTTAAAGGCTATCAGATCTCTGATACTGCCTATGCAACTCCGACTGACGCCGCAACGATCTCTACTTACGTTCCTATGAAGGAACTTAATTTTAGACCTGTGTCTAGAGATCTTGCGACTCAGGAGCCCGTTCTTCCTATTTCTGGTGCGGCTATTGGTGCCTATCTAGAAGAAGTAAGCAAGACGACTACCGTCACTGCTTCTGAAACCACAAACGACATAGTATCTGTCACTAGCGTTGCCGCTCTTTCCATCGCTGGTACTTCTGCAGATCCTCTTGCCGCTGGTGATTCAGTCGTATTTGAAGGTATTGATCCTGGCCAAGCCGCTTATGTCGGCGTTGGCGTTGATCCTCAGACCGGGCTTACTTTTGGCGAGACTTACTATGTAACTGGTATCAGTGGTAATACATTCAAGCTTTCTGCTACTCAGGCAGACGCTGTTGCTAATGCCGGTGATGGTCAAAACTTTGTTAACCTTAGCGCCGATGCTAACGTAGACGGAGTTAGAGTTCGTAGACTTAAGTACGACTTCGAAGGCGGTAACCCTGCTGCTCCTAATGCGGCTGCTAAGCTAACTGCGCTATCCGATGCTATCGAAGGTTTCCTTCTTAACGCCGGTGTGTATGCTGCAATTGGTGATATCCCCTCTGGTAAAGTTGTTGCTGTTACTCTAGACAACAGAACAGGTAAAGCTGCTCAGGTCATGTGGCCTTCAAGCGAAGCAAGATACTTCCGTTGGGATGGATCAGCTGCTTTTGCTAAAGGATTCGATGGTTCCAATGCAGACTCTGCTCCTAATGGTACAATCACCTCAACAGGTGGTAACGTCACCAGAAGCGGATATGTTCCTGACAGTGTCCAGGTATTCTATGTAAACGTTGCAGGCGAGAACAGAGCTATTATTGCTAATGGCGCTACTCCTGCTGAACTTACAAATGATATCAGAGATAGCTTGATTGAGATCCTTAAGGACAAGGAACTTGATGCATTCTATGATGTTGAATCGGTCGCAGTTGATTACACCTCTGGTGGATTAAGTGCTAATGAGTTTGCTCCTAATAACGGAATTGCGATCTCCAATAATATCGCAACCGCAGGTATTCCTGAGCTTCGTGCTTCAGCAACCTCCTCAAAGCTTACCGGAACTCTAGTCTATGACAAGAGCGTCGATGGCACCACAATTAAAGGTGCTACTGGTAACAACCTAACAGGTACTGTTCAGATTTCCGCTGAATCAAATACCTCGGTTACTGCAGGTAACTTTGTTATTAATGAATTCTACGTAATTAAGTCTGTAGGTAGTACTGACTTTACTGCTATTGGAGCTGCTACAAATACCGTAGGATTAGAATTTAAAGCCACTGGTGCGGGCACAGGAGACGGAGTAGCGTATGATACTAAAGGTGACCTAGACCTTGTTGGTACAAGCACACAGTATCTTTCCCAAATTTCTCCTGGTCAGAACCTACTTGTTAATAGCAAGACTTACGAAGTTGTTGAGGTCTTTAGTGACACCACGGCTTCTGTAAGACTTTCTGGATCTGCTGCTGAAAATGGACCTACGAACGTGACGGGTGCAACCTACAGTATTGTAACCACAAACTTCACCGAAGAGCTTACCAATGGCGACTTTGTTGTTATTGCCGGTGTTAGGTACGAGGTTGCTCAGGCTCCTACACGCGACGATCAGTTCGTTGTACAAACCGCTCCTGCTGCTAATTTTGCAAGCAACACGATCGGATATCTTGACAGCTCTGAAGCCAACGGCTACTATCGTCATGATTACCTTCTTAAGTTAAAAATCACCTCTAAGAACGGTATCCCTTCTCCTGTTGTTCCCGGTCTCGATCGTTACGGCAAGAAAGATAGTAACGTTAGAAGAGTTAATTCTCCTGACGAAGCTGCTGACTTTGCGAACTACAAGCTTTCTGCTAAGGCTCGTGCTCAAGACTTCGTATATGCTATCGAGCAAGGTATGGGATCTGGCGACTATCGCCCTGGTTTCTTATGTGCTCCTGAAGCATTTGGATCTTTTGTATCTCAAGTCGGTGGAATGACTAAGACTCAGGCAAGAGTAGAAAGAGTTAAAGTTACCCAATCTCTTCTCAAAGCTGCCGAAGGTAGGCTTGGTGAAGTCGAAGGTATCTCTGGTACTCAACATATTGCCCTCATTGACTGCGGCGGAGACGAAAACTCCCTGAGTGAAGTACAAGATGAACTTGCTTATATCAAGTCTATCGCCGGTGCTCCATTCGGCCATGCTGCTTTCTATGGTCCATATATTAAAAATGCTTCTGATCGCTTCGTACCTGCCAGCCCATTCATTGCTGGTATCGCATGTTCTAGATATGTTAACGAAGGATTCCAGCAAGCACCTGCTGGTGCAAGGTACCCACTAAGAGGAGCCACTGGTCTCCGCTTTGATATCACCGCCCAGCAACAAGAAGTTACTTATCCTCTAGGCCTCAATCCGATCAGAAGCCTACCCAATAGAGGAATCGTAGCTTGGGGTGCAAGAACAATGAGCTCCAACGCTCTATTCAAATACGTCAATACTAGAGCAATCCTTAACGTCCTCCTCGACGTTATGGCCAGAAGCTTTGACGACGTCCTATTTGAACAGATCGACTCCGCTGGTACTCTCTACGCTAGAGCCAAGTCTATCGCCTCTCAGGTTATGGGCCAACTCTATCGCCAAGGTGCCCTCTTTGGTGCAAGGCCAGAGCAAGCATATCTGGTTGTTTGTTCTGATGCTAATAATTCCCTAGCCGATCTAGAAAATGGAACATTAAGACTCGATGCTTACGTGGCTACATCGCCAACGCTTGAGCGTCTAGTTGTTACTGTAGTTAGAACACCTGCTGGTCAGGTTGCTCAGGTACAGGATACCTTCTCTAGAAACGTTGATAGATTCGACTATCTACTTAACGCTACTACCATCTGATAATTGAAAATGTCTGATAATCAAGAACAGGTTTTAAATTCTAACGAGCCTCTATCTTCTCAACAGAAGAAAAAATCTGTGCACATTGAAATGTTCAGGGCTGGTCCTCAGATCAGCTCTACTGGGCAAAAATTAATGTTCACAGAGGAGGATCTGGATCAGGTCGTCGGGACTTATGTCCCTGGTGACCATGAGGCCCCTCTGATTATTGGGCATGATCAATCAGATGGAACACCTGCGTTAGGCTGGGTAAAAAATCTTTGGAGAAAAGGTAAAGCTTTATGGGGTAACGTAGAACTTACCCCCAAGGCTGAAAAACTAATTCGCGATGGTGTGTTTAAGAAAGTAAGTAGCTCATTCTACTTACCCGAGGCAGAAACAAATCCCTACCCCGGTAAATTAGCACTCCGCCACCTTGGGCTAGTTTCTATTCCAGCTGTGAAAGGCTTAACTGCATTTTCCGAAGGTGAAATTAACGAAGAAAAAATTCTAAATCTATCCCCCGAGGAAGGGGAGACCATTATTTCGTTTAAAGAAGCCTTAGAAACAAACAAATCTACTATGACTAGAAAAAAGAAGCTCGTTGACGAAACCGTCAAGGAGGTCTCGGTAGATCAGAACGTTGATCATGCCGAGGGTTCTATGACCGTCAACATCAATATCGGCGGAGGCAAGCCTTCTGTCTATGACGATTCCGGCAACCAAGTCGATGAAACAGGTGCTCCTGCCGATTATAAAATGGAGTATGCTGCCGACGAAGAAACAGATGAAGAGATGGCCCCTGAAGCCGGATCTGAAGCCCCTGAGGGTGAAAGTGAAGGTGATGATATGGGTCTAGAAGACGAAGGTGGCGAAGAGGCACCTGAAGCTCCTGAAGAAGAAGGAGAAGCCCCTGTCGAAGAAGGCATGGGTGGCGAGGAAGGAGAAGGCGAAGAGCCTGCTAAAGAGGACGGCGAAGAAGATATCTCTGGTGAAATGGAGAATAACGACAAGAAAATTGCCTCTCTAGCTGCCGAGTACGACGAAGACGAGCTCTTCCAAGCACTGGCTCTCAAGAAACAAGCCGGCTCCATGATGGAGAAGGATATGTCTTCTTATGGCGAAATGCCTGAAGGACTTAAAAAGCACATAGAAGAAAAGGAAGGAAAAGGAGAGGACGACGATGAAGAGAAAAAAGAAGAGGCTGATCACGCCGAAGAGGTAGTTGATAGCGCCAAAGAAAAAGAGGAAGAAAAAGAAGAGAAAGAAGAGGCTGATCACGCCGAAGAGGTAGTTGATAGTGCTGAAGAGCATGCCGACGAAGAGAAGAAAGAAGAGGACGAAGAAGAGAAGAAAAAATCTGACATGTCAGAAAAGGTTAAAGAAGAAAAGAAAGAAACAGCCGACCACGCTGAAAAAGCTGCACCTGTGGCTACCGAATCTCTAGACCATGGCGAATCTGCCATTGGAGATCAGAGTGTTGATAACCTCAACGCTCGTGTAGCCGAACTCGAGGAAGAGCTTGGTAAGCAAAGAAAGCTCGCTCGCGAGAAAGAAATTTCTTCGTTTGCTGAAGGACTCTATGAGTCTGGAAAGCTCACAGAACAAGTCGTTCCTAAAGGCGATCTCGTTCGTTTCATGGAGACTCTTAACAACAAGAACTCTGTGAATTTCTCAGAGACTGGTAAGGCATCTCAGTTTGACTTCATGCGTGGAGTCCTTGAATCCCTACCTTCTATGGTCTCGTTTGAAGAATTTGCAACACCTGCAACGGCTCCTAAAAAGTCGAAAGAGGTCGAACCAAACGCTTCGGGATATGCATATGATCCCAACACTGCAAACGTTCATGCTGACGCGTTATCCTACGCCGAAGACAACGGATGCGACTACTTAACTGCTGTTAAGTTTGTTATAAATAACAATTGAGGTAATTACTAATGGCAACTGACCCCCGTTACATGTCTTTTGACCACCAGTATGTCGAGACTGTTGAGGTAACCGATTCTACCAGACTTGCTTCTGGTGTCGACGCCCACAGATTCGTAACACGTACTGGTGCTTATCCTTCGGCTAAAGCTTATGCTGCCGGAGCTACTGTTTTCGATATCCCTGGCCAAGGCCAGCTAAATGACAAAGGATATCAAGTTGACGATGGCACTCAAGCCGTCTATGAAGGTCAACTCAATCCATCCACTACACCATACAAGCCTGGCGTATTCCCCTTCCAAAAGCTACTCACCGTAGTTACAGAAGGAATCGTCATCGTTGAAGCTGGTGCTGCTATCGCCGCTGTTGATAGTGCTATCGAAGCCGACGCTTCTGGTAGAGCCGTTACTGCGACTGGTTCAGGAACCGTTGTTCTAGGTAGAGCTCTTGACACCGCCGCTGCTGCTGGCGATTATGTCAGAGTGAAGCTTGGCGACGCGATTCTTTGATATAGGTACTAAAGGAGAAAATTAATCATGATGAATCTAGATCAGGTACGCGTAATTGACCCTATTCTTACGCAACTTGCCCAAGGCTATAAGAATGCCGAAGGCGTAGCTACATTCTTCGGTCCTGCAGTATCTATGAATACTCGCGCCGGCCGTACATTGGTATTTGGCAAAGAAGCCTTTGCCGCTCAGAACTTCCTCCGTGCTCCAGGATCTAACATCCAGAAGATCCAGAATGAGTTCGGAACCAGAAGCTTCTCGCTCCGTCAGGAAGCGATCAGCTGGGAAATCGCTGAGGAAATTGCAGCAGAAGCCAAGAATGGCGCTGCTCAAATTGACCTTCGTCAGTACGCTGCAAAGGACGCTGCAAATCGTCTTATGCAGTCATGGGAGATCACCGTTGCTGACGCCGTTACGGCCTCTGCTTCGTATGAGACTTCTTGCGTATTCGACCTTGCTACTCGCGCTTCTGGTGCAGACAAGTTCAACGCTGCTACTTCTGACATCGAAGTCCTAATCGACGAAGCTAAAGAAGCTGTTCGCGCTCAGATCGG